ATCTATTATACAGTACTATTTATCAAAAGTCAAGTCTTTTTTTAAATTAACTACGTTTTTTTCTTTTTCCAGTATGACCTTCAACTATTTTAAATGGTGCCTGAATAGGCATTCTAGTTGTGGTTATTTTTTTCTTTTTTTTACTAGATTCAGAAATTATGTCAGCATATTCTCGCATTTGCCTTGGATCCCACGAACTTTCTTTTTTAACTTTTTTAGATTTACTATGATTAGAATGATGTGATTCTTTTACAATCTTTAATTCTTCGACAGATACGTTTTTCTTAATACCTGAACCAAATTTAACATCATAATGGGTAACTTTATACTCGCCCTTGCCAGTTTCAATCAATGAATGTTGGGCAGGAATACATCGGCCTTTTCCGAATTCTTTGTGTTCAACATGGGTTGCACAACTATGTGATTTACCTTCGCCATAGTAACCATAATCTTCGTCCGTGCCGTGTCCTGCTGAAGCCATAGCAGAATCAAAGTCTCCATCCATTGACTCAAGATCACCATGACCAAATTCTTGTTCCAAATATTCAGTAATCCATTCGTCAGGATCTCCATCTCGAGCTTTTGCAATACCATATGGCATCTCGCCTCTACCTGCACCAGTAACAAAATATTCATATAATTCATCATAAAACTTATCATGATCATATAAGAAAGAATTTCCTGTCAATACTGATTCAAGTTCGGTTGGGTATCTTTCTACAATTGAATCTAAAGTTGCATCAGTTTCTTCTTTTATCTGATCTGGATGATGATCGGGCCGGGCTGGTTCTGATGATGGTTGTTGTTGTTGTGACGCAATGCGGGTTTTTTGCCTTGCTAGTTTCCATGCCGCGATTTGTTTTTTAGTTTTCGGTCCTGATGAACTAAATTGTTTCCAATTCATGTCTTCATCTTTTGCTAATGTCATATTGCGCCATTCTGAATCATCTGGTCCTGTGACAGTAGTTGTCCATACGTTTGGTCTTTTATCTAATTCTGTAATTTTCATGCGCTCATCCCCGCTAGATATTGCATCCGTTGAATTATATCGTTTTCTTTTAATTTGTGTTTTGTTTCATCTGCCTCTGCTGAATTAGTCACTATAGGCATATCCTCTGGATAATTTGTTCGACCTATCCGTCCTTTCCCTGGGGATGGCCCTTTCCCTGGGGGCGGCCCTTTCCCTGGGGATGGCCTTTTCACTGGGGATGGCATTTTCTTGGGCTTTTTTATAGCCGGCCTCCCTTTCCCTAGGGATGGCCTTTTCACAGGCTCAGGCCTTGGGGATGGCCTTTTCACAGGCTCAGGCCGCAGTTTGCCTTCTTCTACTTGTTCTTCGTCTTTAGATTTGTCTTCTTCTTTATCTTTTTTAGCATCAATATGTGCTTGTAATGCTGGAGGCAGTTTGCCTTCTTCTACTTGCTCTTCGTCCTCTGATGATTTGTCTTTTTCAAAAAAGACATCATCTGTAGCATATTTTGATAATGTTTCGTCTATGTCATTAACAAGACGATCAGGTAAACTAACAGGATCTTCTACTTGCTTTGGTTGAATTCTTTCGCTCATTATACCTTTAACTGCACGTAATGCTTGGTTTTTCATTGACGTGTCGTATTGTGAATAATCAGATGCTACTTGATGAGCAAGACCTGAAATGTTTTTATCTAAGATATGTTCAGACATGTATCGTATAATATGCTGATTCTTTTTAGTAACATTTTCAAAAGTTAAATTAGATGGATGTTCAGGATCATCATCTTCAACTAAACTTACCTGGATTTCTCCTGCTTCGTTTACTGCATTCATAAAAGAATCAAAGTCTTCTTTGATTCGTGCTTTGCTTGTCATTTCGGAAACTATATTTGCAACATAAGGAAGTACTGATTCAATGGATTCATCAAAATGAACAACTGTGAATTTATCTTTAAGTTCATTTACTAGTTCTTCGTCTAATTCTGTTTTAGTTTCGCCTAACGTTTGTACTTGTGCGGCGTAACCTCTATGTGAAGACATCCTTTTAAGGGTTTCCTTAAGAGAACGAATTCTATTACGTACATTTTCTATAATAGGCCCAGTATCTTCATTTACTAAGTTATTACTTCTAGCATAACGATTAAATTTACTTAATTCAAACGTTTCTTCCGATAATTTAGTAACATAATTACCAACATTATCATACGGTGTTCCGCCTTCAGCAACATGTCGCGTCATTGCTCTAGCACCTGCTAGATGATTGAATGGGTATCTAAATCGTTCTCCATCAGAATTTTCTACAAATAATGCAGAAATATTCCGTGCTCTTGATCCCCTAGATCCTTCATCTATGGGTTTTGTATGTCGAATAATAAGTTTTGCAGAATCTAAGTTTTGAAAACTAGATTTGGTACTACCGTACGCTCTGCTCAAACTTGATTCTTTAATCTTTTCCATATTGTCTGTTCCTACTGTTTGATAAGCAAAGTCTTTTGGACTTAATTCTTTTCCGAATGTTTTTAATGTATATTGCAATAAACTCCTTTTAGAAATACCTCTTAATGAATCAAATATTTTTTTAAGACCCATTTGACTACTTTCGTTGTTTGCACTTACATTTACTTTAATTTCTCCAGGCGATGGTTTATCATCTAGATGCACCATTAATTTTAAATCATCAGACCAAAATCTTCTAGCTTGTTCTGGCTCGACGGTTCGTTTCCCTTCATCGTCGAATAATTGTAATCTGTTTAAATTGTGCGCCAGCATTGTTTTAAAAATATTGGTCGCAACAGTATCATAATTTACCATACGCTACACCTGTTTTATATATTTATTAAATAACACTAATCGGCATAGGTAAATCTACAGGGTCTGTATCCATTGGATCCATTAATTCGTTGAAAGTATCTTCGTCATGTTGTGTCAATTGATGAACAATTCGTACACATAATAGAGCCGCCATTACTAAATCATCATGTTCGCCGTCTTTTGCTTCAAATGCCCTGCCTCGAGCAACGAATGTTTTTAATTGTTGAATTAAATTTTTGCTATTAATTCGTATTTTTCCGTTTTCTACAAAATACTTTAGTTTAGCACACCCTTCTAATTTAGATTTTAAGGTAGTTGTAAGGCCTTTATGAAATGTATGTCCTTTTGTTTTAGGTTCATTCATCAAACTTCCATAAAAATTAGACATTCCTAATTCGTCTAATGCTTGTATTGATGTTCTACCTATTCCATTATTTTCTATAGTATAGTAAATAGCTTCTTCGTCTTTAGTTACATTATATATTGTTTCGAGTATTGATTGTAATATAAGCATTTGATTACGCACATCGGTCTTATTATGTTGCCACTCGGCAACTTGTTGAAGTCCTGGTAAACAAAAAACTTCTATAGCAGAATAATCAGATCCTGTGCCCATGCTTGGATCTAAACCAATTATATATGTAGAATTTTTATTTAACTTCTTATACCAACGTACTTGTCCTTCAGTACGCACAGGTTGAATACTTTCTAATAATACCAATTTTAAAGGAGTAATTAATGTTTCATCAGCAGTTATAAACTCGCATTCGTGTTCTCTTCTAAATCGATCCTCTCCAATTTTAGATCGTTCTTCGTTTGCCCATTTTTCATCTCTTTCAGGATGTTCGCTCCAATGACAAGTAAATGGTTTAAATCCATTCTTGCCAAGTTCTTGTTCATTGCCATATTCATCAACATTATCCATTGCACTTTTCCATATTTGAGCGAACTGATCATTATCTTGATTTGGTGTCGATGTAATAATACATTTACCACCAGTTGCAAGTGTAGGAGAAAGGGAAGTCCAAAATTCTTGTGCTATACGTGGTTGAACATATGCAAACTCATCTAAGTAAATTACCGTTAAGCTCATACCTCGACCAGTTGTTTCTGTTGTTGCTTGAGATACAATACGTGATCCGTTTTCAAATTCCATGGATCCTCTATTATAACTTGTACAACCTGCTCTTATATAATCGGGTAAAGTTTCATATATAAAACGCAACCGAGTCATTATTTCAAATGCGCCTGCGTATTTGTGTGCGGCAATTAATATTGTACTATCTGGTTTAAACATTGCATACCATAATAGGTATGCTGATGCGGCAGTTGATTTACCTGTTTGTCGTGGAAGGAGTGCTATTGCATATCTATTGTTATTGTACATCTCAACTAATCGTTCTTGAAATTCATATAAATTAAATTTTACACGACCTTTTACAGGATGTTGAATATAACAATGATGACACATAAAATATACAGGATCGTTAATACATTTGGTTAGTTCTTGGATTTGATCGTCAGTATATTTCTCTTGTAGGTGGGGTCGTTTTACAAGAGAAGTATCAAAGTTGCTCATTTATTAAATATTTTTATGTTTAATCAAGCGTCAGAAGCCTGTACTTACGCCAGCTAACCGTTTTGCTATGTTAGGTCCATGCTTTTTGTATAGTCTATTGTGTGCATCTGCTTTACTGATTTGTGTTGCTCCTAAATCATCATCATGTTTAGTCATATCAAATGTTTTACCATACGTATAATTAGGATCTACCGCAGATTTTTTAGTTGCTTTAGGCATACTTCCTACAAATTCAGAGGCATGTTTTATTTGTGGTTTTGCTCTTGCGACTTGTGTTGCTTTAGGCATACTTCCTACAAATTCAGAGGCATGTTTTATTTGTGGTTTTGCTCTTGCGACTTGTTCTGGTGCTGATGCTAGTGTAGAAATTTGACTCAAATCATCAGTTGCCATTCCGGAGTCTTTTGCGGCCGCAACATTAGCTTGATGTTCTATGTCATCTGGACGCTCAGTTCCGGGATCACCCATAGCAGTAAACGAAGTAGATGTTGGCATACTCTTGGATGCTACATTGCCGGAAGAATCAGTATTAAATTTACCTACAGTTTCTTTTGTTTTACCAGATTTGTTTGCATCTCTCATAGCATTAAGAAACATAGGCTTGACACCTGTCGACTGAGTGCCCCCAAATAACCCAGATTTTTGAACTAACGCAGGTGATAAATCTATTCCTGCCCTTTTTGCATTGGTCATTATTTGATTTTTACCTGCAAGGTCGCCTAAACGACTTGCATTTTGCCATTGAGTTAACCATTTACGAAAATCTGTATTGGCTATCTTATCTGCTACTTTATTGGAATATTCTAATAATTTAAAATCTTTACTTGTTTTTTTATAATTTGAATATTCAATGAACATTTTAGATTCTTCAAGTGGATTATCACCATAGTTACCTAGAGCATCATGTGTATGTCTTTTACGTTTTCCAAAACCTTTAAATGAAAAGTCGTCGTGTGTATTGCCTACTTCTCGTTCGTCAGGAACATTTGCATAACTATCTTCGACTTCTTCTGTAGCAACTATTTCTTGTTCTTGTTCTGGTTGAGGTCGTTCCAATTTAATAACTAATGTACGCATATCATCCGGATTCATATGTTGGTTACAACTGGACCCAGGTGTACTCAATGAATTCATTGGTTCTTGTTGTGTTAATCCGGCTAGCTTTAAAATATCAGCTAAATTCATTACTTTTTCTCCCTAGGATCTGGATTATGAGCTTTAGATAGTGGACTATCTTTACCTGGCGATTCATTTTTCATTACTTCAACTTTTTCAGGCGTTTTAGCAAACTCAGTTTTTGGGGTTGCTCTATTTTTTGCAAGCTCTTTAAGAAACGTTGAATTATATTCATCACCATAAAATTTAGAACCAGGGTCGCCGTGTTCATCTTTAGGATATTCTGAGTCGGTAGAAAGTAGATCTTTTTTCTCTTCTGCAGAACCTTCTTCTTCTTCCATTGCTGGATTTTTAACTCTAACAATGGACTCAGGCACACCCAATGCTTCAACAATATCGTTTAATAAAATATGTGGAGCAACTGGTTGGCGAGTTTTTATATCAATAATGTTTATTTCTGCAGGACCTAAACCGTCAAAATCTGGGGCATTAGACTGCATTATTGTTTTCTTGGGTTTAGATATTGAAAATGCCTCATATTTCTTTAAGGCTTCTTCCATTCTATCTAATTGCTCGTCTTTCAGATCTCCGGCAACTTTAACCCTAAAAGCATGTTCTTTTTCTGCTTCGGCTAAGTACTGGTTAAAAGATTTCATGTACTATTCCTTGTCGTCGTCTTCAGTATCTTCTTTTTTATCTTCTTTTGCTTCGTCGACTTCTTCTTTTTTATCTTCTTTTGCTTCTTCTACTTCTTCTTTTGATTCGTCGTCTTCATCTGATTCTACAACGGGCTGTCCTTGTTGCATTTCTTTAATCATATCCGAATACTTACGAAGTAATTGAGCTGAGTTTTGATATGTCATAACCTAAATCCTTAAAATGTATTTTAATTATTTATCATCTATTAACTTTTTTGTAAGCTCATTAATGAGGGAATTACGGTCGCTTACAACATAATCCGCATCCACTACGTGTTCATAACTTGTATTTTTAGATTCATTTTGGTCTAATCTAAGTTTTTTAAGTTGTAGTTCTATTGCTCTTAATTTTCTATCTGATTTTGAATTTTTTGCTTCTATAGCATTTTTTAGCATAGTTTGGGCTGATGCAAATATGTGTCCTGCATTTCTATCTTCTACATTAAATCCCAAATCCATTAAGTCTTCAAATGCTTTTTCTGCTTTATCAGCGTACCTATCCATATCTTCGTCGCTTGTGTTTATATCTTTAACGGCAGGTAATGCTTTGTCTATCTTATCTGCAAGTGATAACGCTTCCTTTTCTTTATCAAAAACAGGGTATGGTAATGAACCATCTGCAAAATTATTATTTTGCATATCTTTAATATCATTTTGACTTATTTCAGAAATGTTAGGAAGATTAAATGTTTCTTCGAGTTTTTTAGTCATTTTTGTTTTTTCTTTTTCATTTTATGAAATATTTCATGTTCAGTAACAACTCTAAATCGTATACCTGCTTTATTTGCCCATTGTTTAGCGGCTTCCCACTTAGCCATATTTAATACTACTTTTGCTTTATCTGATCTTGATCTTGCTTCTTTTATTTCTGCTTGCTTATAAGGTTTGATTTCAACAATTTCTGCATGATTTTTTCCTTCTTTGTCTGTATAGACAATAAAAAAATCAGGTATATATCTAGATCGTTTACCAGTAAATGGATTCTTATATTCTATTTGCTGTGCTTCGGATGCCCATTTAGATATATTTGGATGGTTGTCACACATTCGCATAAATGCTAATTCCCATCCTGATCTATATATAGGGTCATGTTTTCCTATATACTTATCTGGGTTTTGTGGGTTAAAATGTCCTTGTTGATATTTTGTCGCCATTAATCCACTACTTGTCTAGAAACATATTCATTTATTGATACGTTTTGCCTTCCTAATTGGTTATTAGAAGCTCTAGTAGTATTTAATGTTGAGATGATCTCGTCTGTAAGATCAAGACCGTTTACGTCAATGAGTGGTAAAAACTCGTCGTATTTTTTATTATAATATTTTGCTAATGCTAATATTTCAAAGGCCAATGTTTTACTTGCTAATTTAGAAATGCCTGCACCTTGCAATTCTCCAACTACAATATCGTGTTCTGTTGGTAAAAAATCAAATGTTGCTGATGCTAAATCACCAATTAGTCTACTATCAAACTTTGTCGAATCTTCCCCTAGAGTTGCTCTAATCTCTTGGGCCCTATTTAATCCGGTATTTGCTGATGTAGTTGATGCTGTTTCAGATTTATATGCCATATTAGAATCCTAATCTACCACCCAAAGCACTTAATGCAGATCCTGCATTTTTTACGAATGCAGAAATATCACTACCTAAATTTGACATATTACGTTCGCCCCAACTATCATCATATGTAATACCTTCATATGCAAATTGAACACTCCATTGAACGACACCCGAATCTGAATAATCAAGAGTATCATGACTGCATGTCATTATTACTGGATTAAAAAGTGTAATAGATTCCTGTGTCGGTGCACCAACTCCACCATATTCTCTATGCATTCTAATTTGACTAAAAAAATATCGTTCAAATGAACCCGAAGTGGTTTCTTTTGGAGAATGTAAACCGAAGTTATCTGTTGTTGCATATTCTTGTACTGTATCAGATGTTTCAAAATTATGCCCAAACGTCCGACCATCTTTATAATAATAATTAAGATATTCTTTAAAAACATTTTGCCATTTATTATCTCTCGTATCATTGAATGTAATTGTTACTGGTTGAAAATTAGCCCTAGTTTGAATAACTCGTTTTCTATTATATTGATTTAATGTTTGAGTATCAAATTGAAAACTTGGTAGTTCAGCAGACCGTATTATCAATTTTAATTTGTCTAATTGATCTTGAAGGGTTGTTACTGTTGATTTAAATTCAATTACAAATTGAAATTTTTGCCGGGGCACCGCTGTAAGAGGGCCGCCATCATTATATGTAGGATAAGCAATATCTGCATAATTACGCAAAAATGAACTAACTGGCATATGACGACCTCAACTATTATGCTGTAGCAGTAGATTGATCTAACGTTGTTGAAGAAATATTTTGAACTTTCAATGTGCTCTCTGTACCTACAAAATGTTCTGCATTATCATATCTTACAGTCATTGTGATTTGAACTGGATCACTAGTTGCGTAATTTGACTCACCCCAAGTCATATTTTGAACATAGCAACCCGACAAAGACCAAGTATCAAGTACGGTTGTAACACTACTTGCACTATTTGTTCCGTCTAGTGTTTCAATAATTGTACCGAACTTGTATTGACTACCAGCAACTGCCGAGGATTGTTCAAAATGATCAACCTGGTTTGTTACTTGAGAATTCAACAAAGTAATAACATCTGAATTAATATCGTCTCTCATTACTATAGCAAGTGGCTCCCAAGTATGTTTGCCTGCTAAAAATATTCGCGAGTTATAAACGTCGATAGTTACTTCATCATGCGTTAAGTTTGGTCGCCCTACACTTATAATTTCACGTGTCAATGCTTTTGTATCCGTACCAGTTCCGCCTAATCCTGTAAAAGTTACCCTAAACCTATACGCGAGTTTTGGCATTAAAACTGCACTTGTGTTACCAGAAATTGGCACACCAAACTTACTTAAATTAGCCATCGACTACTCCTAAAATGTATTTGAGCTTAACATTATTTATCATATTGTCTAGATTTTTTAACCAAGGAAAAAAGGGCCATCAAACAAAGTTAATGGCCCTTTAGTAAGGAGGTAGAAATTAGCTTATTGCTGAAACGTCGCCTGTGTTAACAACCCGAATTGGAATGTATATAAATTCTGCGGCTTTTGTTGGTTCGATTGCAACATCTATCCACATTTCATTTTTATCAATTCTTGCAGGAGTATTGTTTGAGCCATCACAAACAACTGCAAAGTCGTACAGACCTCGCTTTGCTAAAATGTCTGCTAAGAATCTTTCAACAGCATCTTTTGCATTAGCTCTTGTAAGTTCGTCGTTTGGTTCGAACACAAACGGTCTTGCCAATACATCTAGTCTTTCTCTCAAGTAAATAATTAATCTTGCTACGTTTACTCTGTCTAATGCCGATGTTGTTGGGTTTAATGTTTTTTGTCCATAAACAAATATTCCTTGTCCCGGAAAGTTTGCTAATGGGTTTACTTTATTTTGATACAATGTATCTCGGTCGCCACCACTTAATGCTATTGCAACAAATTCATCTTCTGAATCTAAATATCCAATATTAGTAGCATTAGCAATGACACCACGTGTTAAGCCTGCCGGAGCAAACCACGGATATGCAATATCATCATTATATGCAAATGTTCTTAATGCAATATGTGATGCCGGACATGTTACAGTATTACCATCTAAGTCGGTAGTATATGCACTAGGATAATATACAGCAGAATATGCTGTCTTACTTACTAATCCGTCTTCGCCGTTTTCTGTAGTGTCCAAGCCTAACATCCAACTTGCTACACCTGATGTTGCAAGTCTAAAAGGAGGATCAATAATAACAAATGCTGTATTTTTTCTATCTGTTGCTAATGTATTCATTTCGTCTGCTAACTCAGGATAACCCGGAGATGCAATAATTGAAAATGTAAATGACTCTTCTCTTAGTGTTGTGCTCGCTGTTATTGCGGCCTGCATTGCTGTGGTAACAATTTTTCTTTGACTTTTTCTGCCATATAATCCAGCACCATTTGCTTTATTACCTGCGGCTGTTACCCATTTCCATGCCGCCGCGACACTTGTTGATAATGTTGCATTTTCATCATATTTTCGTATATGATAAGAACTTCTTGCTCCATTAACAGCAAAAATATCATCTGGATAAATTGCAGGATTTGGATATCCACTATAAAAATTAGTAGGACTTTGTCCTGCTGTAACATCCGTATCCGGTGTCAAATCTGCAAACACTACTCCATCGGCAGTGGATTGATCTGTATTATCTTTTGTATCCCATGCCGCATTTGTACTATTATAAACTTTTATAACAGGATAATTATCTAAATCATTAGTGTCTACCCATACATCCCCATTACTAGGACCAGCTGGAGCAGTTGTTCCGTATTTAGAAACTGCTTGTTTTTGCCATGCACTAGATGCTTTTTTGTATATGTCTAATGCAAGAGTAGTATCATACCAATAAGTACCATCGGAGGCTACTGCGGTTGGAGCACTTGATGCATGAATTACCTTGTCAGCAGTTGGCGTTGTTCCGTCAACATTTAATGTTATTGGTGCGTTACCCACCGCCGCTGATGTTGCACTTGATCCTGGAAATACATAGAATGCTATTTGTTCTTCTGTTCCTGCTACATGGGATGTTCCGCCATTGTATTGTATTTCACCTGAACCGCCAGCAGTTGCATCTGAAGTTTTTCGAATGTAAACTGAATCTGCCGCAGGTTGAGTACCACCAATAAGTGTAATAGTTGCGGCCGTTGTATAGCCTGAACCACCACTAGTAATAGTAATACCAGTTACTTTGCCATTTGTTCCTATTGCCGCAGTTGCAGTAGCACTAGTACCACCACCGCCAGTTATTACTATTGCCGGGGCTTCGGTATAACCTGAGCCACCATCAACGAGAGTGATATCTGCTGTTTGCAAAGCATCACTAGCACCTCCTCCAGCTACCGCTGTTGCCGTTGCTTGTGTGCCTGAGGAAATATTGCCAGGTACACATGCCATTGCATCACTTGCAAATACGCCTACTGTTCTTGCAACCCATGCAGTCGATGTTGTACTATATTCTTTATAAGAAATACTTAAACCGCTATTTGCAGTAGTTAACTTAATCCATACATCGCCAATTGTTGGAGCGGCTGGCGGATCATAATGTGGTCTAGCCCATACTGCGGTGATACTTGTATTTGCAGTTTCTACAGTTGCCCATGCATCAGCATCTTTTTTATAATATGAAGGTGCCGCAAGAGGAACTCCTGCCGCGTCGTATGGTACTAAGGCATAATCGCCATTACTACCAAATGTGGCTTTTGGAATATCACTGCCGTCTATATCTGTGTCTGTTGCAGTTGGAATAGTAACTGTTTGTGCAACCCATGCACTTGATTCTACACTAACTTGCTTATATTCGAAAAGACCAAATGTAGTGTTTCCTAAGTCCCACCACCATGCACCGTTGGGCGGAGCACTTGTGGGCTCTACTGTTGAGGGTTCTAATTGTGATGTATTAACATCTGCCCTCATAATATATGCTCTATTTGCGGCACCTAAATATGAATACGCCGCTAACAAACCATATTCGTTTGTCTCGTAACCTTGTTGAACTGTCCCAGATACTGATTTAAAATATGGTTTACCATA